CAAGAAATGAATTTAGAGGATACTCTAAAGTCTATTGAAGCTCAAATAGCTGAATTACGTGGTATGCACAATTATATTTCTGGTTTGAAAGAACAAGGATTTAAAGTTGTACCACCTCTTGCAAAAGAAGAAAAGTAGAAAGGGAGGGGGAGAAATCCCCCTTACTTTAATTTTAAATAATAGGGGAATACAATGGAAGTCGGTAAAGACACTAAATTTACGTTATCTTTAGAAACTGGAGTTAGCATACTTGTTACCGTAGGCTTGATAATTGGTATGTGGTATTCATTGCAAGCAGAAATAGAACTTGCTAAAGAACTACCAGAACCAGAAGTATCACGTATGGAGTATGATTTAAAAGACCAAATGGTTCGTGATTCAATATTAAACACTGAAGAAAAAGTAGATAAACTTGAAGAAAAGGTAGATTCTGTAAAAGATGATACAAGAATGATTCAAGAAACCCTACTAGACATGAATAACAAATAATGAGGTTTAACGATGAACAACAAATTTATATCATACTTGGTATTAACGCTCTTCTCGTCACTATCTTGGCTGCACTCACAATCTGTCAACTTAGATAACTTTGCAGAAATACAAGGGTTAAATATACAGAAGTGTGCCGTAGTACAAGTTAATGCATCTTGGAATCACGCAAATAGAGTTAAAGTAGAAAAATTAGCTAATTTGTGTTATGTAGCTGAAATAGATTTAACTAATAAAGTAGTAGGTGCGGTTATCCAAAAAGAATGGAAAATTAAAGTAGTTCCTACTATTATTATTTTAAAAGAAGGAAAAGAGGTAATGCGTTATGAACCTGGTATTAGTATGAGGTTTGACGAACGTGAAGTTTTTGATAAGATTAAAAAGGAAATACAATGATAGGAGAGAATATGGTAGGATTTATAATAGGTTTTATTTTAGGATTTAGTTCACATTATGCACTATTTTGCGCTGATGATATTAAAGACAAATGTGTAAAATGTTATAGTTTTTTAAAGCTTAAAAAGAAAGTTGTAAAAGCAAACAAAAAAAGAAAAGGTAAAAAATAATGCCTAAGTTAAATGTAGTTGCTGGTATTATTGATAAGGTTGCAGGTCATGTAGACAAGTTTACTTTAGACAAACAGGAAAAAGCTGAGTTAATTGCAGAAATTAACAAAGCACAAATGGAAGTCAATAAAGTAGAAGCTGGTCATACAAGTATCTTTGTTGCGGGGTGGAGGCCCTTCACGGGCTGGATATGTGCCACAGCATTAGGGTATCATTTTATATTGCAACCTCTATTAACATTCGTGTTATATAGTTTTGGAAATGAAATTGCATTACCAACTTTTGATATGGGTACTCTTACAACAGTACTTCTCGGAATGCTCGGTCTTGGGGGAATGCGCAGTTTTGAGAAGGTAAAAAAAAGTGCCTAAAAAAGAACAAAAGTTATTAGGATTTCACGGCGGAATTAACGACCATTCAGACCCAAAAGATATTCAAGATATAGAGTTAGTTGAAGCTACTGGAGTAGATGTTTCTAAAGTCGGTAGAATAGTTGGTTTAGGAGATACAAGCGGTAGCGCTATAGTTGCTCAAAAAGATTATGATTTGCAAAAAGGGTACGGATTATTTTATTATTCTTCAGACCACGATTCAGATGGCAATTTAGGAACCGAAGATTGGCTCACTTACTATCACGTAGATGACAATAAAATATATTTAGTAACAAGAGACAATGGAGCCACAGATAGCTTTACCTTAGGTAGTGGTGCAAAACCAAATTATCTTGTCGCTAATGGGGCATTAAGAGTCTCAGATAGCACGTTTACAAACGACACAATGTGGAGAGCTTTTGTAGATAGCAAATTATTTCAATATAATGCTAACAAAGCTGATTATTTAACTATCAATGAATGGGTTGATACAAAACAACAATTAAAAAGTTTTGATGATTTATCTGTAACCTTAACAACATTTGATGCTGGTTCTGCTAATCCAGCAGATAGTCAATTAACTAACGTTACTTTAGGTAGTGCTGGGCATATATGTTTAGCATATTGGAAAAATGATGACGGAGATTGGAATGGTAATTATCAGTTTGCAGCTACTCCTATGTTTAAAGGAAATCAAGAAGGACCTATAAGCGTTATGCAACAAGGTATTAATTTTTACGACAATCAAGTATCGTTTCAAGTATATGTATCTTTAGGAACTCAAAGTTGGACTGGTACTGGAGTAAATGCAGAATTTTCTCAATTATCAGACAATTCAGCGCATCCGTTAATGGATGATAGAATAATAGGGATTAATTGGTATTTTAGAAGAGACGCTAATGATGATTGGGTGTTATTACAATACACTGATTTGTTAGAAGGAGATAAATATTATTGGGGCGAATACAATACAACAGACCACTCTACTTATGGTATATTTTCTGGAACTTTAAATATTAAAAGCGGAAATAATTTAAATTTACACAAAGCTGATGATAGTGGAACGTTAGTAGGATTAGATGTAGATGGAATTACAGTTCCTTCTGATGAAGTAGCTTCATATCAAAACGCTTTATTAAAAGCAACTGTAACAAATAACGCTAATGGTTTTACTGGTAGAATAGGATTTTTAAGAGCTTGGGGTGGTTTTATATCTCCAGTATATTTAAATGCAGTCGGTAACAATGAAGGTATTCCTTTAGATTCTAATGCAACTTACAATATACCTATTAATACTGGTGGAGCTGGAACAAGAGAATTTATGGTAGAATTATTAGACGAAAATTTATCTGTAATAGCCGCTAGTGATAAAGTAAATATTACAGTAACAGATGTAGGAACTGAACCTCCTCCAACATACGAGGATTCAAACAGCTCATGATAGAAAAATTGATAAAAAAAGCCAAACAATCTTTTCCAAAATTTAAATATTATGGTGTAGGAAGTTGGGTAAGAAACGAAAAAGATTTTGGAGATTATGATATACAAATTTTGCCTCCAAGTAAATATATTACTGCAGAATGGGAAAATGTTTTAGAGATATTTCACAATGAAATAGCTGAAGATGGTAAATATGTAGATGCACACATATTCCCAACAATTAAAAAATTATTAGATTTAAGTGGTCCTGAAATTTCTAAGATTAAAGATTTAGAAGTTCCACGATATTTTTATGCTGAACAAATTCCTAATATAGATGGAGCTAAAAAATTGTTTGATAATTTATGGGTGAAGCATAGAAAAGTAATAGGAGATAAACAGCAATCTAAAGGATTGGGTAATTCTAAATATATAGTGAGAGAGTTATAATGCCAAATAATAGAACAGCATTAATGAATCCAGGTAAGTACCATTTAGGTAATTTGTTTACATTTCCTCCTGTGCAAAATCGTAAATATATAGATAGAAATATGATTAAAAAAATTCAATGGAAAACAAGCGCTTTAATTAATAGAAGAGCATATATAGGAAATGTTAAACTTATAGACAAAGACAACACTTCTCATATTTTTACTGATAGTATATTTAAATCAAAATCTAACAAATTTGATATATTTACTTTAGATAGAAGAATTGATGTAGCAATAGGAGACGGAGAAGAAATTATAAGATTAATAGGTTATGCTGATAGATTATTGCAATACAAACAAAACACGTTGCACATTATTAATGTTAGCGGTCAATCAGAATATTTAGAATCTACACATAAATACAAAGGCGTATCTCATCCCAATCAAGTTTGTGAAACTGATTATGGTGTAGCGTGGTGTAATTCTCATGGAGTTTATTTTTACGATGGAAGACAAGTTAGAGATTTGTTTATAAATAAAGGTATTCGCACTATATCTAAAACTAAATGGGATGCTTTCTATAACGATTCTCACGAAACTATGATAGGGTATTCCCCTTCTGAAAAACAAATAGTATTGTTTCAGGATGTTACTAATGGAGACGATGTTATGGTTTATGACATGACTACAACTTCTTGGGTTGAGGGGGGAGGAAGAGCTCCTAATAAACAAAAAACAAATTTTGTAAATATTTGGGATGGTAGTTTAGCGTTTGGATATGAAAATCTTGACAACAAAACAACTGTAGCCCCTTGGACACCAGCTCCTACAACTGCAATAACTCCATTTGCAATACAAACAAAGAATTTTAATTTTGGAACACAAGCTAACAAAAAAGTAACTAAAGTGTATATTACTTTAAAAGGAACTAATCCTACTAACATTGTACCTAAATTCTCAATTAATGGCGGAAATTTTACTGGAGTATTTAAAGATGTTAGTGGAACTAATATAACTAGTAGCGCTCCTTTACCTGGAAGTTCAACTTGGACTGAAATAGAAATGTTAACAGATGGTAATGCCAATAATGTAAAGTCTTTTGCTGTAAGATTAGAACAAGGTTCTAGCGGTGTCGTTAGCGATATACAAATTAACGATATAACTATAGTATATAGGACTAAGAGTGTCAAATAGAGAAAGACAACTTAGACATTTAGCTCAATCTAAACCTAAATTTAGAGAAGATATTCCTGAAAATGATAGCGGTAGAGATGGGGATATTGTATATGTAAAACGAAACAATATTACTGAAAGCTATATTAAAGAAGATGGGGAATGGATAAATTTATTTACGGGTACTGATGTTCAAAGAACTGCGCAACAAGGTGGCTCTAGAGTAAGAATGATAGGAGGAATGTCTGCCGTTGTCCCAAGCGGTGGAAGTGGAAATCACAATTTGTTATTAAATCTAGACGATGATGACCACCCTCATTATGTACACAATATAGCTCCTAGAACTATTACAGCTAATCATACATTTTCAGGACAACCAGTTTTTACAAATATAGATATTAACGGTGGTGATATAGCAAGTGGAGTAACTATTAATAAATCTCCAGTAGTAAATTTTAATAGTGGAGACGTACAAGGTTCTATTACATTAAGTAACTTAGCTAGTGGAACTGGTTCATTAACTATACAAACCGATGCAGTAGAAGGTTCAATGATAGCTGATAATGCTGTAACTCTTACTACGCACACAACAGGTAATTATATGGTTAATGTAACAGGTAATAGTCAAATATCTGTTAGTCATTCTCAAGGCGAAGGTTCAACTGCTGCTTTAAGTATTTCAAATGATTCTATTACAAATACACAATTAGAATACAATACTGGACAACATTTAACTACAAGTTCTAATGTTCAGTTTGCAAACATAGGCGGTAGTGCCATTACTGGAACAACACTAAATACTGGTCATGGTGCAAATGAATTATACCCTATGAATCAAGCAGTAAGAACTACTGATAATGTTCAATTTGGTGATATAGTTGTTTCTGGAGACGATATAAGTTCAGACCCTTATTCATCAGGTTTTGCTGGTAATGGATGGAAAATAGACAATACATCTACAGCTGAATTTACAGATTTAATATTGCGAGGAACTTTAACAGTATATGAATTATTAATACAACAAATTAGAGCAACTAATGGTAATGTATTTATTACTAGTAGTGCTAAAGTAGAAAGCTCTAATAGTTTGAGTGCAAGTGATGATGATGGTACTATAACATTTGAAGCACCTCAAAATAATTTATGTCCTTTTGTAGCTAACGATATTATAATGATGCAACAAGTTAAACCTGGAGCTGCTGCTTCTGGTGCAAATATAATTAAAAAATTAGTTTACAAAGTAAGTTCTGTTTCTAATAATGTAGCAACAGTAACTAATATAGGATACAACAATAGTAGTTTTCCTATAGCTGGTGATGAATTTGTTCGTATAGGAAATACAAGCGTTGCAACTAGACAAGGAACTATATATTTGACTTCAGATGATTCTAATGCACCTTTTATTGATATTAAAGATGGCATAGCAAGTTATAATGATTGGAATGACGCTACAAAAACTAAAGTCCGAATAGGTAAACTTGATGGAATTACAGACTCTAATGCTGGATTAAGTGGTAGTCAAAGTGATTTATATGGATTATATAGTGAGTCTGTTTATTTAAAAGGACACATATATGCTACTTCTGGTGAAATAGGAGGCATATCAATTAATGCAGGAACTTTAGCTATTACAGCTTCAGATATATCTGATGTTAATGCATATACTACAAATCAAGATAAACAAAAATTAACAGAGCTTTTAAACGATAGTCCTTCTGGTAGCGGTTTCTTTTTAGATGCAAATAAATTAGGATATTATGCAAACGGAGCTTTTAAAACATATATGGACCGCAATGGTGATTTTGCATTAATAAGTACTGGAGCTGGTAGTAATACATTAACATGGGATTCTTCTACTGGTGTTTTAAATATAACTGGAGATATTACAGTAAGTAACCCTGGAGACTTTGCACCAACTAATGCCGAAGCAAATAATTCTTCGCAAGATAATCCAACTACATATTCTTTTGGAGGTAGTGGAGGTTTTACTTTAACTACAAATGGTACTCCTAGTACTGGATTAAATATCACTTCAGAATTTATGGGATATTACAACAGTGGTTGGAAAACTATGATGAAAAATAATGGAGATTTTTTCTTAGGAGGAACTAGTGGTTCTTTAGTATGGACTCACGCTTCAAACACTTTAACAGTTAAAGGTTCTTTGACGGCAGAACAAGACGCACAAAATAAAGTAGAGATTTTACCTAATGATAGTAGTAAAGCTACCCTTACAGTTAAAAGAGCTAATGTAGATATATTTGAAGTAGGTAGTTCTACTCAAGCTTTTTCTTATAATGATTTTATTGTAGCTGATAGTGCACCTAGTTGGGGTGGGGGAACAAGTGATTTATCTGGTTCTACTGATGTAGTATATGCAAAAAGATTATCTTCTGAAGACCAAATTACTAATAATATTATAGCTAATAGATTTTTTAAAGTAGATAGTACTGATGCAACTAAAACTAATTATTATGTAAAAATAAATGATGATGATTTAAATGCTACCGCAGTAAACGCTACTCCAGTAAATGCAGTATTTAGTATACAAAAAGATTATATAAGCGATTTTAGTACTGATAAATACATTAAACAATCAATGTTGTTTGATACTCAAATAGATTCTGGTAATGCAAATGCTAACAATATGAGGTTTACTAACTCTAGTGGGGTAGGAACAAGCATCTATCAATTCCAAACAATAGTAAAAGATACTGCTACTGGTGATAACTATGCAAACGGAGCTTTATGTTTAATGGGATTAGATGTAGACGTTAGTGGATTAGTTTCAGCAGATAGAGATGATTTTGTATTTATACAGGCTAAAAACGGGTCTACAAAGAAGTTTCAGGTACAACACGATGGTGATGTAGTATCAGCTGGAAATATCACCGCATTTGGAGCTTCTGGTAATTTTTTAAATGTATCTGATATAAGACTTAAAAAAGACATAGAAAGATTAAAAGATTCTTCTGAATTAGTTATGCAATTAAAACCTAGTACATATAAATGGAAAGAAGATAATTTAGAAGATGTAGGATTTATAGCACAAGAAGTAGAAGAAGTATTGCCTAATGTAGTTCATGTTACTCCTGGATTTATAGGAGATGATGAAAAGGTTAAAACTGTATCATATATAAAGATTATACCTTATTTAGTTGATACAATACAAGAATTAACAAAACGTATAGAGGAGCTTGAAAAATGACATTACAAAATTCAGGACCCATAAGTTTTGGTGATATTAATGACGAACTTGGAAACAATACAACTAATACATTAGATTTAAGAAGTGCTTCAGCTTCTTTTAGTTTAAGTACTCCTGATAGTATGGATGAATTTTACGGGCTATCATTAGACCCTGAATGGTCAAGTGTATTTAGTAACTTTAGTTTTTCTACAGATTATAGTTCGACTGGAAGTAGTTTTGATATATCTTCTTCTGACCTTACAGCAGTATTAACTAATGGAAACAATGGAACTACTACAATTACTTGTGGAAATCCCGTGTTTAGCGGATTAGGTTCTAATGTAGGAAATATGCGTGTTAGAGTAAGTACAAGTCCTATAGCAAATGGAACTACAAATAGTAGTAATGTTTCCGATAGTGTAAGCATATCATTGTCTAGTAGTCCACAAACATTGTATATGAGATTTTATGTAGATTTTCCTAATGATAATGTAGATGCAAATTATTATTCTGGAACGTCTACAATTACTTTATCAAACACACCAACTGGTGGTAGTACAGAATCAGTAACTAGAACAATTACTATAAATGTACAGATGGATGAAGATGGTGGATAAATATGTTGAATATTAAAGATATTATCTGTATATTATTTATAAAATCTGTGAGGAATAATAGCTTATGAGTAGAAAAGTTAAAAACATATATGATAGAATAGGCGAAGCTCAATCTAATTTTGCATCTAATATAACACAAGCTGATGTTCAAAAAAGTTTAGGAGCTATAAGAATAGACGCTGTAAAACAAAAATACGAGTCGGGTCAAAACTTGTTAAACTTTGCTGGTAAAATTGGAGAAATTAATCAAGAAATAGGAGAAGCTAGAACTAATCAATCTGAAGTAGAACAAGGTATTGATATAGCAAGAAGAAAATTAGCTACTAAATCAGAAGATGGAGGAATGATAGTTCCCGACCTTGATTTTGACAGAAGAAATCAAACTTATACATTAGCGGGAGATGAATATAGCAAGGGAGATTTTCAAGCTTTATTTCAAAAAGAAAAAGAATTAAGATTAAATAAAGTTTTAGGTATAGATGATACTAGATATA